CTCGATGTCGGTGGTCTGAAGGTTCGGATGCGCGCCAAGCAGACCAATCGGTCCAGCGTTCGTGAGCAGGATGGTCGCCGCGTTCACCGGCAGCGTCGCCGCCGCCACAGGCGCGACCGACGCCGCCGTCTCGACGTTGCGACCGTTGGTGCGAACAGGCTTACCGCTGCGTCCGAGGTTGACCGCCGAAGCGTTCGTCACGCCGACGTCTGCGGTTCCGGCAGTTGCCGCACCGCTTGCGGTTCCGGCGTCCAGCTTCGCGCTGCCGGACATCTTTCCTGCCGCGCTCGCGCCGCCACCGTAGACAGCGCCGAAGCCGCCGTTGTCTGCCGCGCTGTTGCCGCCAACAACCTCGGAAGCACCACCGCTGCCGGTGGTTCCGTTGCCCGCGGCCAGAAGCGCAGCGCCACCTGCAATGCCGTCACCGGCAAGCGCGCCCGCGTTGCCGCCGCTCCCCGAAGGCGAGTCCGCACCACGGACGTAGCCGTTGCCGCCTGCGAACCCAGCCGCTGGTGTGCCGCCGATGACCGTAGCGTCACCGCCAATGTCATCGTCGCTCTCGCCACCCACCACCGTGGCTGCGCCGCCCTGCCCTGACCCCGAGTACCCGCCACGAAGGTATGCCGCGCCGCCAGCGCCCGAAAGACCTTCACCGCCCTCAACCGCTGCCGTGCCGCCCGAAACAGCACCCGCACCTGCTTGGACAACGCTGTCGCCGCCGACACCGCCAACCTCGCTGGCGCTGCCGCCCTGTACGACCGCACGGCCACCTGCGCCGCCTGTCGTCGCGCCTTCGACGTAGACAGACCCGCCGTCGTTGGTGCCTTTGTTGCCGCCCTCCAGCCGCGTTTCACCAGCGGCACCGCTGCCGGTGTTGTCCGCGCCCTTGAAAACGAGCGACGGTGCCGTGGCGCTGCTGTTGGCGCTGTCCAGCTGAAAGCGCGCCTCAACCGCACCGGGTTCAATCGGGATGGCACCAGCTGCCGCCGATAGGCCATTCGGGTTCGGGTAGGTGCTGCCCGGATAGCCGAGGATGCCGCCAGCAGGCCCGCTCGGTGACCCACTGCTGCTGATGCCGCCGCCGAACCAGACCGCGAACGTCCCTGCGCCCGTATCGACTGCCGCGACCGTGCCGCAGGGGCGGGTGTAGGTGCCTGCCGCGAGCGACAGCAGCCCCGAGTTCCCGACGTAGACGGGAGCACCCACCGCTGGAGCGCTCGAGGGGTAGGCGATGCCCTGCACCAGCCCGGCGTAGAGGACGCGCAGCAGAGCGCCGCTTGCCGGAGTGCCACCGCCGACGACCGCACCGATGGCGACCGCCAGCTCGTAGTTGCCGATGCCTGCCATCGTCCCGTTGACGCTGGTGAACACCGGGACGACGCGCTGGTTCGCCGGGTCCGCGCCGATGGTCGCCACGCCGGACGCCGCGACGACGGTGCCGCTGACGATGCCCGCCGCGCCCGCCTTCCCGACGAACGCGCCCGCGTCCGTGAGGCGCGTCACGCGCTGGAGGATGTAGTCCGCCGCCGTGTTCGCCCAGCCGGTCGTGCCGTCGTTCTCGGTCGTCTCGCCCGCTGCCGGGATGCGGTCATCCGTCTCCAGCTCGCGCACGCCGACGATGACCTGCTGAGACGCCTCGCTCGGGAGGAACTGGTCGACCGTCAGCCGGATGAGGTAGCTCCCCTCCTTCGTCGGCGTGAACTGGGGATTCGCCGCCGTGCTGCTCGAGAGCAGGTCGGTGTTCGTTCCCTGCGGCTGCGTGAGGATCTCCCACAGGTAGCTGGACACCGGATCAGGTGAGACGTTCGTGAGGAATACCGCCGTGGACAGCGGCAGGTTGTCGTCGCTGCCCGGCAAGCCGTTGATCTGAATGTTCGCGGTGACGGCCATGGGAGACTCCTTAGACGCGCTGGAGCGAGGTAAGCAGGGAGAGGCGGTAGTTGCCCGTCGCGGTCAGCGTGGTCGTGTCGATGATGCCGCGCACGATGCCTGTCGGAGCGGTCGAGGTGACGGGATTGGGGACGCCCGAACCGCTATTGCCCAACACCGCGGTAGTTGCCGCACCTCCGAGTAGCGAGGCGGTGGTGAAGTCGAGGGTAATGGCTGCCGGTGGTGTGGCCAGCGAACCCTCGAGCTTTGTCGCGCTGAACGTGGTGAGTTCTAGGTTCTCGACGCCGAAGGTGGCGGTGAACATCAGGTAGGGCTGCCCCACCGCGACCGAGAACGCACCGGAGGTCTGCCACGCGGCGTCGGTTCCTTGGATGATGGACTGCTGCGCGAGGTTGACGACACCCGCCGTCCACCCCTCGTACAGACAGGCGTCTCGCCCGGCGTCGGCGATGCTGGTGCCTGCGAACGTGGTGCCGGTGGTGCGCAGTCGCAGTTCGTCGCCGCCCACCTCGAAGTCGGTCACACCGCCGACGAGGTAGAACGTCACGGCCTGCTGCGGAGTCGCGTTCGCCGGAATCGCCGCGCACACCTTCCAGCCAGCCGGGGCCGACTTCTGGAGTGCGCCCACCAGCACGTTGCTCCGCTGCACGGTGACGCTCGCACCCACCTGTGTCGCCCCAGTCGGCAGCAGCAGCGCCCGCAGGTCAACGATGCGGTCGGCGGTGATGTTGGTCACGCCGAAGCCCACGTTCACCACGGCGACCGCGATGTAGCCGGTCGGCAGCGTGGCGAGCGTCGCCGCGAGGAAGCTGTCCTCGTCGGTGTACGGAGCCACCGCGCCCTGCATGACCGCGATGCCGGTCCCTGCTGCGGGCGTGCCGCCGAAGGCGACCGTCGCGGCCCCGTTCGGCGCGAGGTCGAAGGTCATGTTCTTCGGACGGATGGCTCCGGTGAACGTCGAGTAGGTGGCGTTGAAGATGGGGATCGGCGCGTCCTGCACCTGCCGCTGGTAGCGAACGCAGATGAGGTCGCGGCGGCAGTTGCCCGCCGACACGGTAGCGACCGGCACGCTCACCGCCGCCGACAGCAGCAGCGGCTTGTTTGCGCTCCTGTCGTCCAGCCCGGCGACGCCGTTGATGTCCGAGGGCGTGCTGGCGAAGTCGAGCTGGAAGCCGAGGCCTGCTTGCAGGTCCACCGTCATGCCGGTCGCAGGGACCGCTTGAAAGCCCTGCGCGATGAAGCCGTCCGCGAACGCCGAGCTGCTCCCGTAGGCCATCAGCGGCGCGAGCAGGTCGCGCAGCGTGCGGTTGAGCTGGCTCTGCGCGCGGTCGATGTCCTCTGACGCAGGGCGCTCGAGCGGGTTGACGACTGCGGTGTCGAAGTCTTGGTTCGCCATGTGCGGCTCCTAGAGCATGAAGATGAAGACCGAGACGCCCGCCGCCTTGATCTTGTTGAGCAGCGAGTAGAGCGCGCTGCTGATGGCAGCCTGCTGCGCCGGATCGGTGATGCCGGTGATGAAGACGAGCAATCCGCCCTGCGAGAACTGCCGGTCAACGTAGAGGTCGAGGTTGCTCTCCACGATGTTGCGCGGGTCGTCGTAGACCATCGGATTGATGACCGTGCGCCCGTCAATGGTCGTGTAGGTGTAGTTGCCCGCCGTCGTGTCGCCAGCGGCGTAGCCCGGGGGCGGCTGCGCGGGGTAGTCCCAGCACGGCGCAGCTTCCCACGACTCGAAGTAGAAGGCCTGCGCCCCAGACGGGAGGTACTGCGCGAGGTAGTTCCCGAGCGCGGCGCGAATCGCGTTCGGCGACACGTTGTCGCCCAGCGAGCGCACGCGGATGCGGTAGTCGTCGTCCGACTCGCCCGGTTCGCGAGCGATGCCACGGTCCAGCCCGAGCAGGTCAAGGTACGGATCTCGGCCACCGACTGCCGGGGTGAGCTGAGCGACCTGCACGTTCATCTCTTGCAGGGGCGGCGTCTCGACCGGCGAGCGGACGATGCTGATGGGTCCGGGGATGACCGTCCCGTCCGCCGTCGTGACAATGCCCTCGCAGTTCCACCCGTAGCCCTGCCCGATGGCGCGCACCACTACATCGTGTGGTCCCACGTCCGTCGAACCGAACGCCACGGGAGCGACGGGCCGGTAGAGGTAGCCGTCGGCGGTGGCGACGAGCGTGTCCGTCTCGAGGACGAACGCGCCCGCCAGCGCGTCGGGGCGGGTGAAGCGCACCGTCGCCTCGGCGTAGGCACCACCCTGCGCCGAGAGGATGTAGGAGCCGGTGCCGAAGTTGGCGACTGCCGCCGACGCTCGAGCAGCCATCGTGCCGAACGACTGGAATATCTCCCAGCCCGGCCCCGGCGGCGTGCCGTCGAAGGACTGCGGCAGCATGTTCTCGAGGTAGTGACCCGGCAGGATGCGCTGAATGAGGTCGAGAAAGTCCTGCTGGGTGAACGGCACCAGCGGCTCGACCGGCGGCGTCGCTACGCTGAAGTCGTTGTCGGCCATCAGCACACCACCTCATCCGGGTTCTGCCCGATGGGGAAGCCCAGCAGGCCGCTCACCGCGTTCACCATCGGCAGCGACGTCCGTAGTACCTGAACCGGCTTGGCAACGACAGTCCCGCTCGGCAGCACGACCGTCGAGGCAGGCGTCAGTCCCGGCACGCCGCGCAGGATGTTGGTGAGGTCCGTCGGATTGAGCGGCTGCCCCGGCGACAGGTTGTTGATGTAGGTGACGCACGCCGCTCGCGCAGCCACCGTCGAGGCGTTGATGTCCGCCCCGGCGTAGAACGACAGCGAGAGCTGGACGGCGATCATCACTACCTTGGCGACGACGACTTGGACGTAGATGCCTGCCGCCCGGTAGGCGTCGAGGTTCTGAAAGACCTGCTGCGCAAGCATCTGCGACTGGGTCTCGTAGCTGGAGGGCAGCGGGCCGGTGGAGAGCTGAAGCAGCGCCTCCGTGAAGCCGTCCGAGATCACCAACTGCACCTGCCGGTCGGGAACGCCCGTCTGGTCGACGCTCTCGAAGCAGGTGGCGTACAGCACGCCGGGGACCGCGAGCGCACCCTGCCGGATGGCTTGCAGGGTGCCGCGCTGCGCCGTTGAGAAGAACGCCCGACCGCGCTCGCGGTAGGACTCGTCCGTCTCGATGTCTGAGCCGCCTGCCGTGGCGACGAGGTTCGTCACCTTGAGGTCGTTCGGCTGTCCGTTGAGCGGCGTGGCGAGCGTCGTGATGGTGTTCGCCTTGCAGTTCTGGTTGGCCCCCGACTGCACCGAGCGGACTTGAACGTAGACCGGGCCGGTGGCGCCGGTCGGGAACGTCGTCGCCTGCACGGTCTGAAACTGAATGCCCGAGGAGGACAGGAGCAGCGTGTCCTTGGGGATGACGAACGCCGTCGGGTTCGCGGCAGTCGTCGTGAAGGCGACGGTGCCGACCGCCGCCCCTGCGACCTTGCGCCCGAGGCCGTAGCGGTCACCGATGAGCTTGTCGAGCTGCTCGCCCTGCGCGCTGTTGATGTAGAGCCCCTGTGCGACGAGGCCGAGCTGAGCGATGACCTCCTCGGCCATCGCCGCGCCAGACGCCACGATGATGTTGGCGTCCGAACCGGGGCGGTCCACGACGGCCAGCGACAGCGCGGACTGCCGCGACAGAATCTCGTCGCGACCGAGTCGGAAAAGGGCGCTGAAAGAGGGCAGGTCAGCCACGGGTCACCTCAGTAGGTAGCGGAGTTGGGCGGGATGCTGAGTCCGACCTCGATGGTCTCCCCCGCCGGACGAGTCTTCACAAGGAGCTGGATGTTCACGACGTTCCCGCCGATGGAGACGTTCGCTTGCACCGACTCGACCTCCGGCTCCATCGAAATCTGGTTCTCGATGGCGCGCTTGAGCGCGCGGATGTCGTTGACCGGCAGCGGGTCTTTTTCGCGCAGCCCAACGCCGTACTCGGGGAGGTGGAAGAAGTCGCCCGGCGCGGAGACGAGGCGGCGCAGCACCAGCTTTCGCAGCAGCGGTGCGCCGATGGACAGCTCGTAGTCGCCGCCCGAGTCGATCTCGAACGTGCCGCCCACCGGGCTGTTCGGCGTCGGTGGGTTCGCGAAGTCGCGAGGGGCGTTGCCCTTGACGACCGTCCGCTTCTCGTAGGTGCTGGTCGCCTCGAGACGCACGCCGCGAAACGACGCCGCGATGGCGGCTCCGATGGGGATGCCTGCCGCGTTCCGCAGCGTCGAGGACGAGAGTTCGATGTCGGCGAAGTGCGGGTCGAACTCCTCGAGCGTGAATATCTCGAAGACGGTGGCGCTGATGCGCTTCACCGCGAGGACCGTGAAGACGCGCCCAGTCGTCGTGCCGACGATGCTCCACGTTGCCGGGTTGAGCGCGTCCCCCGGCGCGTTCGGAGACACGGCCTGCGGCGGGGCGTCGAACTCCACATGGACGAAGCGGTCACCCGCTGCGTAGACGACGCCGAAGTCCGGCCCGGTGGTGGCGATGCCGCCCCACGGGGACGTTCCCCACGCGCTCGTTCCCCAGCGGCCTGCGTATGCAATGCTCATCCGGCGTTCACCTTTCCGGCGGTCGGGATGTCGCCAAACGTCGTCGGCGGTGCGAGCGGCGGGTTGGGCGCGACCGGCGGGACGACGATGTTGACCGCTGCCGACACCTTCGTCATCCACGCCACCATTTCGGCGCTGGCGCTCACCGTGCCACCGAGCGCCACAGGCTGCGTGGCCTCCGTGTCGCCGAGGAACACCTTGCCGCCGCCCGAGGTGGTGATGCGGACGTTCTTCCCCGGCTCGACTACCAGCAGAACGTCGTCGGGAAACTGCCCAGCCTCGGCAGGCGGGAGGTCCGACGGCGACCAGCAGCGCCGAGCGATGACCAGCCCCTCGTCAGGGTCACCCGAAGGAGCGATGACCACCACCTCGTCGTCCTTGTGCAGCGGCGCGTAGAGGCCGAAGCCGTTGCCTGCGTAGTCCGCGCACAGGCGAGCCGTGTCGGGCTGCATCGTCGGAACGAGCAGCACGTCCACGAAGACGTCCTGCTGTCCTTGCGCCGTCTCGACGACCGGCTCCGACTGCACGATGGCGTAGGACACCCACACTCGAGGGTCGATGCCGGGACGCGACACGGCGTCCGCGAGGCGGGAGACGTCGATGCTGGAGAGGACTCGAGAGTCGAGCATGGCTACTGTCCCGTCCGAGGCGTCGCGGTGCGCGTCGCCGTCTTGGGTGACAGGCTGCTACGCGGACGCACCTGCGTCACCTCCGCACGCGCCCGGATGTAGTTCGCGAAGTCGAAGGAGATGCTGACGCCCGTGCTGTTGTCCCACGAATACTTCACGTTGCTCACGCGGAAGACGTTCTCCAGCCCCTTGACGTAGTTCCGTGTCGACAGGATGAGCGCCTTCGCCAGATTCGTGTCGAGTCCGCGCTGCTGAAGCTCCTTGAGGAGCGTGGCGTCCGACGCGCTCGCGTCGAGGTTCGGCGGCGACAGGAACGTCGAGGTCGAGTTCAGTCCGCTCTCTCCGATGCCGATGCGAACAGCATCGCCGGGGCGCAGGCGAACGAGGTCGGGGTCGTTGTTATATCCACCGAAGGACGCCAGCGACTTCGTGGACACGCTGCCGCCCATCTCGCCGCGACCGATCTCCTCGTAGATGTCCTGCGCGAGCGTGAGCAGCCGCGCCTTGTCCGCGATGCCGGGGATGGTGATGCGGGTGATGTCCTCCTGCGCCGTGCTGCCGCTCGGCTGCTTGGACGTCGCTCGTGCCTTCTCGGGGTCTTTCTGGATGGCAGCGGGAGCACCTGCGAGCTTCGGAGCGGCGGCAGGCCACCGAGCGGTCAGCGCCTTGCCTGAGCCGCGCTGACTGCTGCTGGTGTTGAACGAGGTGACCTCCACCGCCGTCGTCTTCTTGCCGGTGTACTTCCGCTCGAAGTTCATCTCCTCGACGTTGTTGCCGAAGATGAACTGCCGAATGTTCCCCTCGACGCCAAGCGAGGCGCGCTCGTTGTTGAAGACGCTCGGGTACTTCGGCGTCTTCGGCTGCGTCGAGTCGCGGTAGTTGTCGTAGAGGTTGCGAGACGGTGCGATGTAGAGGGTGTTCCCCTTGAAGTACGGCACCGCCCCGACGAGCGAGCAATACTTCGAGATCACGTCCCAGTAGTTCAGTGAGTTCGGGTCGCCGCCTGCCGAGCCGTTGTTCTTGTCGCCTGCCGCACCCTTGCGGACGCGAGTGGTGAACTCGCCGCCCGGCGACGGCCACTTGAGGTCGGGCCACTCGTCTTCCGGCGCGATGTCGGTCTTGATCTTCCCGCCCGCCGGGTGGCTCTTGACGAGGTACTCGACGACCTCCTTGATGTTCCCGCGCAGCGGCAGCTTGTCGAGCGTCTGCGGACGGAACGGGCTGTTCAGCAGAAGCCCGCGCAGGTCGCGACCCTTGAGCGTCACCGTGCTGCCGCTGCTGCTGTGCGCGACGTTCCAAGTGTCCACGATGCCGACCATCAGCAGGTTGCTGTCGTTGGGCTGGAGCTGTGACAGCCGCTTCTGCGACGGGAGGATGCTCGCTCGGTCGAACTGCGACGCACGCCCAGCCATGCCGATGCCGAACTCGAACGCCATCACCGTGTCGAGGTAGATCTCCACCGCGCACGACCGCACCAGCCGCGGGTCGATGGGCAAGTCGCGGTAGTCCATCGTGATGTGGAACGTCCCAGCCTCGCGGTAGGCGGGCAGCTCGACGCTCACCTTCTTCGGGATGCGCGCCGTGACGTGCGACAGCTTCTCGTCCGACTGCCCAGCGAATATCTGCGGGTTGCCCGTCGACTTGGTTTCCGGTGACCGCGCATCCGCCAGCGTGTCATCCGAGAACGCCGGAGCAATCGGGGTGCCTGTTGCCGTCGTCGCGAGCGTCAGCGCCTCGTCGAAGAGGATGCGAAAGTCGACCACGCACGACGGGTAGTAGACGGTGGGCGTCCCTTCCATCACCGATCTCCGAAGGCGTTGCTGGTGTCGCTGAAGTTCTGAGGCACCCAGACGAGATCGCCTGCCATCAGCTTGCTCGACTTGAGGTTGTTATAGGCCATCAGCCCACGCCAGTAGTTCTGCGAGCCGTAGTAGAGCAGCGACACGTCGCGCAGGTCTTGCTCGCCGGAGGCGACGAACGTGGCGACCAGAGGCGGAGAGAGCGCTTGCATCTGCGGCGTGATGGACTCGATGTACTGGTTCCGCAAGTCGCGCGTCTGCGCGTAGACCTGCGACTTCTTGAAGGCCGCAAGCTGCTGCACCTCGAGCGGTACGTCTTCCGGGTTCGCGAAGCCCGCGAACAGGTCAGACAGCGAGAGGCTCATGATCTCGTTGGCGAAGCCGTTGCAGCGCGTCACCGCCGTCGTGAGGATGGCGGCGAGCCGCCGAGCGGCGTCGAAGGGCGTGAGCACCTGCCCGACGAAGTCCGAGACGATGCCGAAGACCTGCTCTTGGCAGTCCAGCAGCACGTCGTCGAGTTCCGCGAGCGCAGCCAGCAGCCCTGCATCCCAGCGCAGCTCGTTCGTCAGGAACGAGACGCCCTTCCGCCATTGTGACAGCCCGGTGTAGAGGTTGTCGTGAATCGCCGAGAGGTCTTTCGGTTTCGGAGTCGGCGTCGTTGGGACGATGGTGTCGATGGTGATGACGCCGAGGACGAGATTCCACTCGCAGTCGCGGAAGTTGTGCCACGTCTGCTTGAACTCCTTGATGATGACCGTCCGGCAGATGTTGCCCCAAGTCATCACCAGCGGCTGACCGCGCCGCCGCGCCCCGTCCATCGCGGCGACCGCCGCCTCGACCGTATAGATGCGTGCGCCGTCCACGGTGATCTGCGCGACCGTGCCGCCACCGATGAAGCGCTCCTTCCAGTAGCCGTGAAGCGCGATGTCGTCCTCTTCCGCGCCGAGCACCTGCACGGTGGCGACCGGGCTACCGGCGTACCAAGTGAACTCGGTCCGCATCTTCCCGTTGATCTCGAGCGTCTCCAGCGGCAGCCCGCGCTGCGTCAGTTCCATGCTGAAATTGAGGTCGCTGGTGTTCGCCCGCGCGAAGGTGAGCTTCTGCCCCGGCTGCGCGACGACGGCTGTGCCTGACACGCTGACTGCCATCGACTACCTCACGAACCCGCTCCGCATCCCGACTGCGGACTGGAGCTTCATCTCACCGACGCGGGCGAGGTCGCTGGCGAACGCCACGGCGATGCGGTCTTGGTCGAACCCTTCCGCGAACTGCTGCTTGATGTCGAAGCGCGAGTTGCGGAAGTCGAACTTGGGCGGCTTCTTTTCGGGGGACTTGTACTTGTCGAGATTGAAGCGGTCGGCGACAGACGCCTCGAGTTCAGCGTTGGCAGCTTCAAGCGCAGCAGCTTCCTCCTTCGCACGCTGGTCTTCCATGCGCTGCCGCGCAGTCACAAGCTGGAAGTCTTCGTCGGCGTTGGCCTCCTTGCTGTACAGGAACGCGCCAGCACCGAGTGCTGCTGCGCTCGCAGTGCCTGCAAGTGCACGCGCGCCGTACCCGGCCCCGATGCGCCCCCACGATGCGAGGCGCGTTCCGACGGTCATAGCGGGTCCGTATCCGCCACCTGTACCAAGCTGCATGGCTCCGATGGTGGTGGCGGCAGCGGCCATTTTCTGGAAGACGCCGAGCACGTTGTTCAGCGCGGATAGCGTGGTCGAGGCGATCCACAGGTCCATCGCCACGACCATTGCGTCCTTGATTTCCTCGGCGTGCTTAACGACCCACCCGATGCCATCCGCGATCTTCGGGATGTAGTCCGTGGCGATCTGCATGAAGTTCTGAAGCTGGTCTTTCAGCAGATCCTTGTTGTCTTCGAGGTACTTGTTGATCTTCGTAAGCGCGTCCTTCGCCGCCTCGAACATCGGCTCCGAGGCGAGGCGCAGCAGCTCCTTCACGCGGCTCGTCAGTTCGCCCATCTTGGACGAGTAGGTGTCGCCTGCGTCCTTCATCTGCTCGTCGAAGCGCCCGAGCGCCGACTCGATGAGGTTGCGCCGCACGGAGATGTCTAGCTTGTTGAACTTCTCCGCGACGATCTCGGACCCTACGCCCAGCCCCTTCAGCTCCTTCGAGTTGTGCTTCAGCAGGTCGGTCGTCACCTTGATGTGCGGGGCGAGCGCCATCCACGTTCGGTTGTCCATGCCCGCTTGGCCGGACAGCATCCGCATGAGGTCCGCACCAGCTTGCGCGGCGTCGATCTGGTTGGACACGGCGACCGCCGTCAGCTTCGACGTGAACTCGGACACCTGCTTGATGTCCGTGAGTCCTGAGCGGATGGCCGCAGGCAGCGCGGTCTTGAAGACTTGGATGTAGTCCTCAGCCTCGCCGGGGAGCTTCGCCGCCATGTCGTTGATGGTGACGAGCGCCTTCGACGCGGCGTCCTTCGCCTCGGTGAACGTCGGTGCGAGGTCGAACGCCTTGATGTTGCCTGCGATGGAAAGCGCGGTGTCCTCGAAGTTGCTCGATAGGGAGAGGATCTCCTTGAAGCCGATGCCGACGCCGATGGCACCGAGCGCCCCGGCGAGCTTGCCCTTCATCCCGTCCGCAGACGCCGCCGCGTTCTTGAGGCTGTTGTCCAGCGAGTTGACGCTCTGGGTCGCATCCGTGAGCGACCCCGCCGCAGAACGCAGCGGGGCGCTCAGTTGATCACGGAGGCGAAGGACGGCTTCGATGGTGGCTGACATTCGCGCTCCTCAGTCGTCCATGTACGGCGTGCTGGCGTTCGCCTTGAACTCCTGCTCCATCACCTCAGACAGCGAGTCCGCAAGCTGTCGAAGTTGTGAGAACGGCAGGGCGAGCGTCACGTTCACCGGCTGATGCCCGAACCGTCCGAGGTAGGCGAGGAGTCGCCAGAGCTTCTTCGCTCGCCCCTCGTTGAACACCGACAGGAAGACGTGGTGGCTGACCGCCAGCCGGTAGCGCCCGCGCTGCGCTACACGTTCACCGTCATGGACTTGCTGAAAGACTCGCTCTCCGCGTCGTCCGCGATGTGGATGCGGACCCACTCGCGGTTCACCAGCGTCCGCACCTTGGGCGACATCGTGTTCCACGCCTTGTCGATGGTGCCGTCGGCGTTGTGAACGCGCTGCCCGTTCAGCTCCCAGATGGACGCCTTGGCGATCTCGGCCGCCCGACGCTCCGGTGCGCCCTTGCACCGAGCCTCGACGCCGATCTCCTCGTCGGCGGTCATCTCGACCATGCCGATGCTGCGGATGTCGCCCTTGATGCTCTCCGGCACCGTGAAGCGGTACACCACGCGGTCCTTCATCTGCCCTGCGAGAATGCTCTCCAGCGAACCCATGCCTGTCTCCCTTGCTGCTTAGACCGTGCCCAGCAGCTCGATGTCTTGCGCCCGTCCGTCGATGCTGAACGTGCCGTAGTCGCCACGGCTCCCGAACGCCGTCGCCATGTCGCCGAAGAAGCAGTCCTTCAGCACGATGCGCGTCCGTCGACCGTTGCCGCTCGGGTAGTTCAGCGTGGCCTTGAGGTTGACGACCGTGCCGGGCGTGCGGCGCTGCGCTCGCTCCTTCACGGCGGTCATGAAGCGGAACACACCTGCGTCCGCGAAGTTGAGCTCCATGTTGAAGGAGACGCCGGTGAACATCTCGTCGAATCGCATCGACGTCTCACCGAGGTACTGCTCCTCCTTCAGTTCGAAGCGGGGCGTGACGGTGAAGCTGCGGACCGCGTTGAGCGAGTCCTGCGGCACGCCGTCCACCAGCAGATTGACCTCGACTTCCTGACCCTTGATCCGTTGCAGCTGCGCCATGTCGCGCCCTCCGAAAGCGAAAGCGCGCCGAGGTTTCCCTCGACGCGCCCTATCCACCTGTTGCGGTGTGCGGCCGTCCTGCCTCGTCTACCGAAGCAGAACGACCGTACCGAGGGGCAAGCCGGTCGTCAAGCCTGCGCCCTGTTTCCGCCTACTCGGCCTTCGGCGCGAGAGCGGCGAGGTCGGCCTTGAGCTTCTCGTTCTCGGCCTTGAGCGCGTCGAGCTGCGCGACCATTGACGGGATGTTTCGGATGACCTGCTGGATGTCCATCAGCGATGACAGCATCGTCGTGATGCCGTAGGTCTGCCCGAGGTTGATGCCCGGTTCCTGCTGCTGCTCTGCCATGTGCGTCTCCCTGCGGCTCCTTGCCGCCTTGCGCGCCGCCCGGATAGACCGGCGCTCCGCACCACGCAAGAGGCTAGACATCAATCCAGCCCGCGAACTCGGGCAGCGTCTTGAGGTACAGGTAGCCCTGCTCGATGGGGTTCGACGCCGGGGGGAGGTCGGCGGTCGCCAGCGCGACGACCTCGGTCTTCACGCACACGCCGCCCTTCGCACGGGCGTCCGCGTCCGCGTAGTACCAGACATCGATGAAGCTGGAGACGTACTGCGAGCGCACCTCGACCACTCGGGCGTAGCACGCCGGGAAGTCGAAGATGTAGATGTTGCGGTCTTCGGACAGGTTGCCTTGCAGGGCCATGTGCTGCTCCTTGAGGTGGCGCTACGCGCCGATGCGGAAGATTGCCTTGGCGGCGGGGCTGCCGAAGCTGCTGCCCAGCTTCGTCGTGCCGGGGAAGACGGCCTTGTAGGTGCTGGCGACCTCCACGGCAAGAGTCGCGCCCGCGTTCACATCCACGCCCGCTCCCGTAGCGGCGGGACCGGCGGCGTTCGTGTTCGTGAGCGCCGTCGTCCCTGCGGCGCAGGTGAGCTTGCCCGTGTGCTGATTGGCACGGGAAAGGACGACTCGACCCGTGCCGTTCGCCTGCCCGCAGGTGACTGCTCCGATGGTGGCAGCGAACCGGCGGTTGACGTTGAGGGTCGCGTCGAGGTTCGCATCGAAGAAGGCAGGGCAGCTGCTCGCCAACGGCCCCTCGATGACCAAGTAGGTGGCATCGGAGAGCGTGAGCGTCGTCTGTGGGGCGGCGGTGATGCGCCCACCCGCCGTGCTGTTGAAAACGAGAGAGCCGCGCCATTCGCTTGGCGCCGTCGTGCTCGTGGAGCGCAGCACGCCATGCGAGGTGCCGGTGGGGCCATCTCCGGTAAGCGACGACCCGTTCTTGCTGGAGGGGATGGTGACGCCATCCAGTTCGATGCACGCGCCGGTCGTCACCGTCCATGCGGTCGTCGAGCCAACCGCACCAAGTCCTGATGCGTTGCCCACCTTGAGGTAGCCCGCCGTGACCGACGATGCCGTGGCGGTACTGCCGTTGGCTCCTACGATGTGGAGGCGGCTGGTCGTTCCCGTCGCACCGCCTCCGACGTTGAGTTGCGGCGAACCGGACGCCAGCCAGCTGGCAAACTTGAGGGTCTTCGTGCCACTGGTCGTGAATGTGATGGTTCGGGAGGTGCCGTAAGACACGCCGGAGGCACGGTACAGATTTCCCGTGCCTCCCCATGTGAAACCGGCACCTACCAAGTTGAACTGCCCGGCGGCAATCAGGTCAATATCGACGCCCGAGGTGTTGTCGAGGGTGGCCGCGCCCATCCCCATCGTGGCGGCAGGGGGGCCAGCGGACCCCGCGCTGTTGAGGTACAGGCTCCCGGCGTTGTGCGTGAGTACGGTGAACGCGGTGTTGTTGCCCTTGAGGGCCAAGGGGCCAGTACCGTTCTTGATGAAGGCACCGGCAGTCGCGGACGCACCGAAGTTGAAGTCGAGCGTCAGCAGGTTGGCGCTGGAGTTGGTCCACCCTGCTGCGGCGTTGATGCTACCTGACCACTCTGCTGCCGGTCCTGCTGCGGGGCCACTCAGGATGAGCGGGTTGGTGCCGACGAACAGGAAGTCCGCGTTGTCGTTCGTGTAGCTGCTGTGCCGAACTGTGAGTGCGCCGCCCGAGGTGTTGTCGATGTAGGTCTGGTTTCCATCGACGTAGACAACCGCGTTTTCGTTGGGGAACGCGGTGCCATAGTTGATGTTGGCGACGTAGAGCGGGCCGTAGAACCCTGTGAGGTCCACACCGCTGTCAAACTGCGCTGTGCAGTCCGAAGTGACCGCGAAAGCGGCGCTGCCGACGACGAACTTGGTCTGCCCTTCGATGATGCAGCCGCTCACGAAGCGGTAGATGGAGGTCCGAAGATTGGTGCCGGTGAACTGGACCCAATCGCTGGAGGTTCCTTGGAACGTGAGCCTACCGGCAAAGGTGGTCGTGCTGTTGCCGGTGTTGGAGCATTTGAAGTGGCTGTAAATATTGGGCTGGCCGTTGTTCAGCGCACGCCCGACGAAGGTGTAGTTCCGATTGAAGGTGCCGCTGGCAGACGCGGACATCAGGCCACCGGAGGCCGAGACGATGATGGTGTTCCCGAGGTTGCCGAGACCTGCGCCGCCGCTGCTGGGCGCGTCGGTGACATTTGCTGCCGAGCCGATGCTGTACTTGATGCCGACAGGCAGGGTGCCGTTGTAGGCGAAGCTGACCAGCGTGACGGTGGCGTTGTAGGTCGACGCTCCGCCGGTCATGGTGTAGCCGCTGTTGTCCGACAGCGCGGCGTTCTCACCGTTCAGCGTGATGGCAGTAACGCCAGCAGCCACGGCGAGGCGCATCTGGAACGCGCCGCCGCCCCGGAATCCGATGACCGTGTTGTCCGACTGCGCGGTGATGGTCTTGGTGTTTGCCCAGCCCGAGGTGTCGCTGGAGATGGCTCCGTAGCTGATGCCCGAAAGGCCCGGGCCGGAGACGTTGAACACCGTCTGCGCGGGCGTGGCCGTGGAGATTTGGATGGCCGCGCCGCTCTCAACGACGACCGTGTTTGCGGCGGCACCGAGCGAGTTATTGCTGCCTACGATGGTGAGACCACCGCGTGCGGTGAAACTCTGCCCGCCGCCGCTGCCGAACGTGCTGACGCCTGTCCCGAGGTTGAGCGTACCGGCATCCGTCTTGATGAGCGATGAGGTCGCGCCCGAGATGACGCTGCGTACATCCAGCAGCCGACCAGCGGCGACCTTCCACTCTTGCGAGGAACCGAGGGCGACGTTGTTGGTGATGAGGAAGTTCTGCGTGCCTGCGCTGGTCAGTTCAATGCCGACACCCGCCGCTTCGGGGTCGGTCGGCGTGAGCGTGATGAGAGCGCCGGTCTGAGCTTGAATGGTGCAAAGCCCAGCAGGGTTGGTGACGAGAATCTTGCCCCACGTTGTTGATGCACCGGGCTGCGCCGTACGCGCCGACAAGATGCGCGAGTCCCACACCGCTTGTGAGTTTGGCGACGACGGAGGCGGTCCGGGAACAGGAGTCGCCGACCACGACACCACGTTGTTCAGAAGCGAGGTGTTGTCGGCCTTGAAGTAGCTGGTCAGCGCCATCGTCCTGCTCCTACGTCAACGTGATGAGGATGCGCTTGCCCGGAACGTCGAGGAACGGGGCGCCAGCGGTGAAGCCGGGAGGAGCCGCCACCGTTGCATAGTCGTTGAGGTTCTGCTGCGTGACCGACGAATCGGCGGTGGCATAGGTCAGGAACACCCAGTTCCCCACGGACCACGACGCAGGAGAAATGCTGCCGAAGTCGAACTCGATGTAGCCGCCGATGCGAAAGTCGTCGAGTTCCTGCGCGTAGGTGGTGATGATCGGCAGCGATCCGGTCTTGTACCGCTGGTAGCGGAGCAGGGGCATCGCGGCCTCCTAGAGCAGCGTCATGGCGAGCGTGAAGAACGGCGTGTCCATGCTGTTGAGGGCGTTCGGCGTCTCCACCGTCAGCAGGTCGCCGATGGCGAAGTCCGTCTGCGTGATGCTGGACGCGAAGCCGCCGCCGCTCTGGAAGGTGATGGTGTCGGTCCCGGACAGGTTCTTCTGCACCGTGAAGCTGGTGTTGGTCGAGGGGTTCGCCACCGCGCAGCCGCCTTGATGCCCCGAGGCGGCGAGACGGAACGGACGCACCGCCTTGAAGTTGACGACTCGGGTGCTGGTGTCGGGAGTGCCGGGAATCTCGACCGGCAGGTCGTAGGGGATGAGCGTCTTGATGTCGTCGTAGACGAGGGCGCGGAAGGTCGGCAGCGCGGCGCTGCCCGAGGCCGCACCCGCGAAGACGGTGTTGATGGCGGGCAGCGAGCCAGTTCCCTTGCCCGTGCCGCCGTTGTCGGTCGGCAGGATGCCGGTCACCTGCGTTGCGTCCGCAAGGTTGATGGGGACGACAATGGTCGTGTGAACGTGCGAAGGCTCGCCCGCGCCGAAGTGGAAGGTAGCCGTGCGACCGTTCACGGTCGCTGTCGCGTTGATCTCGACGTAGAGCCGGTCGGTCGTCGCCAGCGTGTTCGACCCGATGACAACGGACAGAACGTACTGCGTCGGCGTCGTCGGGTCGTAGATGTAGACGGCGTCCGACGACGAAAGGTAGGTGAGGACGTTGGAGCTGTCGTACTTGCCGACGCGCACGCGCATCTGCGTCTGCGACGGGCCTGCGCCGGAGGACGCCTGCACCCAAATGTTGAACTCAAAGAGGCCCGCAGGAAGTGCCGTCAGGTTGAGTGCGGCATCGGTGACGAAGCCCTGCACGATCTGCCATGAGCCGTTCGAGGGCAGCGTCGGCGTGGTGCGTGTCTGCGTCGTGGCGTCGTAGACCGTCGAAAGCTGTGCGGGGTTGAAGTCCGCGAGGGTTGCGCCCGAGCCGCCCGTGTAGGGCAGGTTCGTGGTCGGGGCCGTCGCCGCGATGCCGCTGTTCAAGTAGAACAACTCGCCGCCGCCGCCGCCCGAAGACTGCGAGCCGGGGAACCACTGGCCCCCGTCAGCAGTGCTCCATGTCGGCACCTGCCCGTTCGCCGTGCCGACGAACTCGTTGCTCTTTCCGTTGCCGCCGGTCAGCAGGGGCTTTGACATGACGCGCTACCTCGCGAAAGTGAAGGGGCCGCCGCCGAGTGACGACGGCCCCGACGATGCTGCCTGAATCCGAACTAGGCCGCGACCTCACCGAAGGCGCGGAACTGGAGGACGATCTTGTTGGTGGTCTTGTCCGTGATGATGCCGACCTGCGTGGCGAAGTCGCCGCCCGCAAGCGCATCGTAGGTGCCGACCGCGCCCGCCGTGCCGGACACCCACACGAGGTCGCCGTTGGCGAAGGCCGAGAGGCTCGTCGACAGGATGATCTCGCCGTCCACCTGCACGACGACCGAGGTGTCGCTCGGCACGGACGACACGACGCCGAAGGCGTTGGACGAGCCGTCAGCGTCGGCGTCCGCGAGGATCAGCTCCGACGAACCCATCGCGACGACCGCGCCCGCAACGAGACCCGAGGCCGCAGCCGAGGTCACCGCGAACGTCACCTTGGTCGGGCTGGCGACGGCAGCGACCTGCGCGTCAACGTAGCCCGCCGAGGCGAGGTAGGTGTCGTCAGCCGTCGAGGAGGAGGTCGCCGCCACCGCGATGGCCGTGACCTTCTGCCCAGCCTGCGCGAGACGGAAGCCGCCCGACGCGAGCAGCACGTTGCCGCTGACGACCTCGATCTGCGGACCCGCCTCGTTGCTGCCCGTCGCGTCGTAGCCGAGCGCGGCCAGCTCCTTCGACTTGCCGTTGGAACCACTGAAAAGACTCGGAATGTTCGCCATCTGCCTACTCCTTCTCCGGGTTCGTCCCGGCCGCTATGACCCCGGACTCGGGGTCGAACTCGAACTCACCATCCAAATGCCACTTCTTTTTCACGCTGTCGATGAGCGCCTCGTAGCCGCGCAGCTCCTCGCGGAACGCCTGCTCGGCCTTCCCCGCATCCGCGAGGTACTCCGCGAGCTTACCTGTCGGGTCGATGCGCGCCAGCAGAAGCGCGTGGAGCGCCTTAGCGAGATCGCGCTCCGCGACCCACTTCTCCATGCGGGTGCGCGACAGGATGGCCCGCGCACGCTCGTCAGGCGTGAGGTGCGGGCGCACCTTGACCACCGGCTTCGGCTGCGCGGCGCGAACGTGCTCCGGCGCAGCCTTGAGACCTGCCGAAGGGCGCGTCGGCGCGCGAGGTGCGGAGGTCTTGCGCGCCATCAGACGATCACCTGCAAGCCGCCCGGCACGACGAAGATGGACGCGCCGCCAGCCAGTCCGGAAGCGACCAGCTGGGCGATGGCTCCCGGCGTCGAGGGCCGAGTAGCCGTGAGGCCGCCGCCCTGCCCGACGTAGAGCAGCGACCCAGCAGCGTGACCGGCGATAGCTTCCACCCCGCCGATGCGGATGAAAGAGTCGGCGGTCCAGATGCCGATGCACGGGAAGGTGGCTGGGAGGAGCGCGTCGCACGCCACCAGCGCACCCGTCGCCGTGCTGATGCCAACCGGCGTGCCTGCGGCGAACGGCCCCGACCCAGCGGGCGGCTGAACGCTGCCCGCCAGCGCAGTGATGGCACCTCCGCCGACCTGCGAGTCGACGTAGGTCTTGGTCGCCGCGTCAGTACCAGCCGTCGGAGCGCCGAGGTTCGTGACCTTCTGCCCGTTGACCGACAGCGGCACTTCGAGCTTTTCCAGCGACTCCGCGATGTGCCCGGCAGCGGTGGACCGCTGATACGGCCCCAGCGGGTTGCCGTCGGACACCTCGTCGATCTGCCAGACGTTGCGAATCTGGTCTGCGCCACCGAGGAACGCGGTGACCTGCGCGGCGGTGTCCGCGACGACCGTCGCCTCGCCGCCGAGCAGGACTCCTGTGTAGGGGAGCGGCAGCGTCAGATCGTCGCCGCTGATGTTCCGAATGAGAGTGCGTGCCATCCGTCACCTCCGGCGTCGCGCCGTCTCGACTACTGCGCCACGATGTTCACGCCGGGACCGATCTCGGCTTGCAGCACGATCTCGTCGGCGGTCGCCAGCATCTTCACGCGGACGATGACGACGTAGATGCCAGCCGCAAGCAGCTCCGGCGTGTTCCCGCTGGTGCTGTCGACCGAGTAGGCCTCGATGCGCTGCGCCGAAGGGTTCGTGGGCGACTGGAGACCCGCCAAGTAGGCCACCGTCTCCGCGTCGATATTGTCGCGGAGCTGCTGGGTCATGACCTGCTTGGTCAGGGGCAGCCACGCTTCCGCAAGGCTGTCCTCGATTTCGTCAGCCATGCGGCGGCGGTTGATGTTGGTCTGCCCGCTGGTGAGGCTCGAGGTGATGCCTGACTGGAACACCTTCACGCCGCCACGGTCGAAGCGGATGGCGCTGATGCCGTACTGCTTGAAGCGGATGTAGTCCGCCATCTTGAACGAGGCGAGGTCGCCGCTCTGGAAGCCGAGGACCGGCGCGAGGCAGACCGGCACCGGGTCGGTCGCCTGTCCGGGGTTCCGCTCGCTGGCGAGGTTCGACAGGATGGACGCCATGAAGCCGTCGGTGCGCGTGTCGAGCAGACCGCTGCCGAGGTTGTAGGTGCCGTTGGCGCGCTTGAGGCTCGACGACGAAGTGACCGCAGCCTGCTGCTGCACCGTCACGCCCGGCCAGTTGTAGATGACGCGCTCGCTCCGCGTGGCACCGACACCCGGCGAGGCGTTGCCGATGACCGTGTCCTCGCTCACCGTCGTCAGGCTCGGGCTGATGCACGCGACACGCCCACGACCCTGCGCGCTGGCCGACTGAACGTGCTGGTACAGGTACTGCCGGATCGTCGCGCTGGTGCGCGCCGAGAAGATGATGCTCACGTCGCGCGTCGGGTCGGCGTCAGCGAGGAAGCCGTCGATGGCGAGCTGGTAGGCCGCGTCCATCGTCGCGCTCTGCGCGGCGTTCGGCGCCTGCAAGGCGGCGGTGTAGGTGACATCGCCCGCCTGCGCGGTGAACTTGAGGCCGGAGAGCGGATCCCACGCACCGGCAGCCACCGGGACGCTCGCACCCGACAGCGTGCTCGAGCAGATGGTGCCGTCCACGATGGTCGACACCGTGGGGCGCGCCATGACGGTGCAGCCCGCGTTGTCCGCGAGGGCGTAGTTGCCGCCTGTGTCGAACGTCGCCGCCGGGTGAACGCGGTAGACGAGGCCCGACGTTCCCGCCGGAGTCCACGAAGCCCCGTCGAGCTTCTGGACGGTGAGCGTCGTCGTCCCGACCGCCGTGATGCGGTAGGTGCCGTAGTCGCCCGTGGCGCTGTGGCCGAGGACGAGCGCGTCACCGACCTTCACGTTCGCCGCCGCGAAGTCCGCGCCGCTCGAGGTGAACGTCTGCGTCACCGCGGTCGCCGTCGAGAGGACGCCGTTCGTGCCGATGGCGATGGGCGCATCGGCGGTGAACTGCACGCGCTTCGCCGATAGCACCGTCTGCGTGCTGTAGGTGAACTGCGCCCCAGCGGAGACCGACGCCGCCTGCATCTGCGGGTTGGCCGAGGCGACCGAGGCGCTCTGCGACAGCGGCAGCTCGCGGTACATCCGCATCGCCTTGCTTGAGGCGTTGTTGATGGGCGCGAGGATGAGCCGCGAGAAGATCTTCCCGCTCACGGCGAAGTAGCCGTTGCCGTCGTCCGCGCCGAAATCGCCCAGCGTCGGGTCCCAGCCGCCGACCTTGTTGAGCATGTCCTGCGCGGTCACGACCTCGACCGGCTGAATCTTGGTGGTCACCGAGCCGGTGCCGTCCACGCTCGTCGCGTAGGTGACGTCCGCGAACTCACCCACCATGCCGACGACGCCCGTGTTGACGCCCTGAATCGACTGCGGGGGCGGCGTGTCGACGATGACGACGCCTTCGATCTGCTGGATGACCTGCTGGGTCGGGAAGTAGCCGTACCGCCGAATGAAGCCTGCCATGGGAGTGACCTCCGAGGAGTTTGCGTACCACGCAGATTACCGAACGTCCAACTCGAGCCGGGGAACCGAGTCGGGGAACGCCAGCATCCGCAGAGCTGAGATGTTGCCGGTGAGATTGAACGTGACTCGACGCCACCGCTTCATCGAGTCGTCTGCTGTGTCCTCGAACTTGGAGCTGGTGAGTTCGTAGGTCGCGACGACGCCGTGGTAGAACGGGAGCACCAGCCGGAACCCGTACATCCAGTCGAGCGGGTTCAGCGCCTCCTCCACCATCGCCGTGAGGTACGCCCGCTCCTTCGGATCGGTCGACCACACCTCGACGTTGAGGGTCTGCTTGAACTCCCCGAAGGACATCAGCGTGGGGCGCAGTCCGGCGTCCTTCTTGTCGAACGTCTGGACGACGTAGGGCGTGAAGCCGCGCTCGTACTCGCCCGTCTCGGCGGTGATGGCCGCCGCTGGGTAGACCGCCTGTTCCTCCGGCTCCGCCCACGTCGTGTAGCAGCGGAGCTGCAACCGGCGACCGCCGATCTCGACGACCTGCTGCCCGAGGTACTCGGCGAGGCCGCGCGCCATCGCGGTGTGCAGATCACACTCACGCCACGGCGTCAGCGTCGGCGAGAAGTCCGAGATGCGGACGAGCGTCGCGGGCGGACGCGCACCCGGCCCACCCTTGAAGGTGTTCGCCGGTCCTTGGATGGGGTTCGGTGCGGCAGCGCCGCAGGAGGGGCAGCACGCGCTCATGGCCGTCCCGTCGTCAGCACGTTCGTGAGCGTGCGCTTCAGCTCGCTCACGAATAGCTGCTGGAGGTGCGTCTGGTAGGCAGGGTCCGTCAGAACGTGCTTGCCGGGAATGCCGCGCGCACCAATCTTGCGTGCGATGACGAACGCCACACCCGGCGCCTTCTTGGCCGACACACCGAGCTTGCGGCGCACCCACGGCACGAGTGCGGCGGCCGGCGGCCTGACTCCGGCGCGGCGTCCGTACTCGATCACCCCGGCGTAGGGTGCTTGGTTGAAGACGCGGATGTACCCGTCGAACGCGCTCGACGACTCCATCACCTTCTCGGTCTTCCACGCCCGCGCATAGTAGCCGGTGTTCAGCAGCATGAAGCCCGGCGGGTACTTGAACGTCTGCGCCCGACGGCTGATGTCCTGCCGCACTCGCATGCTCACCGAAGTGAGCGCCGCAGACATCCCGCTCACCGCACGCTGCCCGAGCGCGAACAGCGCCCGGTCGATGTGCTTCAGCTCGACGGTGCTGGTCATGGCAGGTCTCCCGCACCCGCAGGGGTGCCGTCGTTGAGGCGGTCGACGTGCGAGCGCGTCAGCGTCAGCGTCCACTCGAACTTCGACGGGTTGTAGGTCGGGCTGCTCGAGGGAAAGAACCGCCGTCGAGGTGCACCGTCCGCCACGGTTCCCGGCGTCGGGAACTGCACCTCGTAGAACCATTGGGTGTCGCCGTCCTGCGGGTTGCCCTCGTAGTCCTGCCCCGACAGGAAGTTTTCGGAGTACCGCCCCGACACCTCCGACAGCTTCACCGTGCCCTGCTCGTCGATGCCGACGCTGTTCACGATGCGCGTGATGCCGTCGAGGCTCGAGATGAGGGGCGTGGGGAGGATGGGTGTGTCCGAGATGACGAACTCCTGCCCAATGCCGCGCTCGCCTCCCGACCAACGGGTGCGGACGATGTGGACCTCGTAGGGCCGCATCCCGAACAGCGTCAGCAGGTTCCGCAGGTTGTCGGCCACGCCGATGAGCTGCCGCCCCAGCGTCTTGCTGAGGTCCATGCCGCTGAGCTGGGCGTACTTCGGCTCGGAGCAGTCACCCATCGGCTACCCCACCACCGGAATGCTGCCTGCCGACGGCTTGCCCGTGGAAGCGCCGCGGTACTTGGTGGAGTAGGCGTACACCGGCACACCGAGGACGTCCGCGAGCCGGAAGCCCCACCGCTGGTACTCCGTCTCTAGCTGTCCGCACTCGTCGGCGCGAAGCTCGAGCGAGTCGAGCTTCATGGCAGCGAGTCGATCCTGCGCGGCTTGGAGACGGCACTCCACCCCGTCCATGACGGTGAGAATCTTCCGCAGGCGGTCCTCGGCCATCGGCAGGATGAAGTTCATCGCCTGCTCGACGAGGAACGCCGTCTGGATGGGGCGCGGCACACCGAAGACGATGGACGCGGCAGGCTGCACCTGCGGGTAGCCGAGGTGGTACCGCACGCGCTCTTTCTCGAAGTCGTTCAACGGCATGGCCCGCCTCCGCTCTGCGGCGTGGCTGGCGCGGTCAGACCGGCTCCAGCTCGACGCCTTGGTCCTTCAGTCGCTGGATGGCGACTGCACCGTAGGATGCCACAGCCAACACCTTCCCGGCAGCGAGCCGCAACGGCTGGCCGAACAGGTAGGCTTGGGAGGCTTTCACGACGCGCCAAGCCACCGGCAGCGCACTCACGTCGGGAGCCTCCGCCATGGCAGGGGCAGCCGACAGGGAGGCCTCGTCGCTCACCGCGACTGCCTCGACCGTGCTTGCTGACTTCCGCTTTGCCATGACGACTCCCGAAAAGGTGTGGCGAGGTTTCCCTATCTTCCGCAGCAGAGTTCCGGCCATTGGTCCCCGGCCGTAAGGGGGGCTGCTGTTTCAGGAAGGGAACGACTCAGGACCGAAGTCCCGACGTTGCGACCACGAGCCGAAGCAAGGGTGCAGTCGTCGCCACGAAGTGGGGCGGTTCCATGCCGGATGGCAGGGTTTGCCCCGAGTGGTGCCGTGAGGCACCGAAGTCCCGCTCGTTGACTGATCCACCACAGGTGAATCCGAGACGGGGAAGCGGCCAAGGCGCGGGTCAAGCGCCACAAGCCCCGAAGGGTGGCCGAAGGTGATGAAGCGGGGCGCCGGTGCAACACCAGCCGCGCGCCCCGCTCCGGAAAGGCTACTCGCCCGAGAGGACCGAGCAGAACCGCTTGTACCGCGCGTCGTCGCCCGTGGCGGCGTCCGTGCGGACCGGCCAGTCGCCGATGAACTTCCAGCTCG